TAACTTCCATATATCCATAGAATCTTCTACTTGTCTTTCTAATTCATTTATATACTTATCATCAGTGTCAACTATATCTTGGCTACCTATGTATTTATATTTATTTCCTGTAAATTGTAGTCCCATGATTTTTTGCGTAGTCCTTGTAATGTGATAAAGTTTTTTTCCATACTGGCTGTATATCATTCCAGTATTTTAATCCCTCTTGTAGTTTTAATTCTTTTTTAACCTCTTGTAAATCAACATTTAAATAAGAGTCCCAATCTACTTCCATAAGCCACGGTGCGCGCTTCCCGCGGCGCCGTCCTTCAATCACAACTCCTATAAACACTACAATAGGAGAGTATTTAAAAACCTCATACCAAGAGATACCTGAGGGGTATTTAGATGGCATAAAAGCATTTCTAATACTCATAATAAAAGAAGAGTATATAATTGATGAGAAAGACTCTCTCCATTCTTTTGCTAGATTAAATGACAATACACCGACTTCAGCTAACGGCGTTGTATCATAACCATTTAAAAAATGTATAAGATCATGTTGCATGGTACTTTCTTTAAAAAATTTACCCAGCTTGGTATCATCTTTGCCAGGATAGTTTATTTTAAATATATCAACAGCTCCATCAGAATCACGGAGCCACGTTTGAAACTCGGCACCAAAGGTTCCAGATTTAAAGTTTCCTGTTTGTACTTTATCTAACACAGAATAGTCTCTACTAAATACTTTCTTACCTGTTTTTGTTTTTCTATATTTTTTGTATATCTTTTTTAAATTCTTTCTATCAAGTCCATTCATAAACTTAAATATTAATTCAAGTGGTGGATTATTATCTGTTTGTAGGCTTGTGGAATACTCCCACATAAACTTGATTTTTAACCAAAACTGTTTCATTTATATATTTTAACAAGTCTACATAATTTATTGGATTTATTTTCTACAGTTATAGAATTAGAAGTTAGTTTTTTAATTGAGTTTTTTGAAACAGCTGCGCCGCCTATTTCACAATCTTGCCCAAACATAATAAAACAATCTGTACCCTCTTTTGTTGCTGTGATTGAACCACCAACAACCACATCTGCTTTTTTGAAGCCCCATCCTGTTGTATGTTGCATTGGGCACAACACTATTGTTTCATCTTCCATAATTTCGACTATTTTTTTAGAACAGTCCGGTTCGTATTTCATTGGAGGCTCTTTCCAATCACTAGCTGCCGTTCCTAAAGTTGTAACACCTTCAGCAAAACCTGAACCACTAGTATATGTGCAACGGTTGAAATCAGAATCTTGTTCTAATATCGCTTTTAAAGTCCCCCAATTATCATCTGTAAAAACATCACCGTCTTTCCATTCATATCTAACTTTAATTGAACCATCTAATAAAAAATAATTATTACCTGTGTTAACTAAAAAATTATGTGTTGGGTGTTTGATTTCTAAAACAGTCCCAGAAGAATCTTTAACTTTTTCGTCTCCTTCTAAAGCTATTTTTTGTCCTACTTGCGTGTCTTTTGAAATAGAAAGTTGTACTTTATTTTCAACATTAATTACATCAAAATCTATACCAAAAATCATAGTTCCCCCGCTGTTGTTGGGGATAACTCATTCGTAGCATTGGGCTTTAACCATTTATCTACTGCTGCCTGTGTTTTTACTTTACCAACTTCTTCTACAGTTCCATTATCAAGAACCTTCCATTGCGCTGGATCAAAACCGAGCTCAATTAGCCATTCTTTTTTAAACTTTTGTAAGTTTTTTGCTTTTATATTTAATAACCACGGATGGTCTTTGTAAGCACAAAAAGATTTAGTAGATAAGCCAGCGTTAATTGGTTCATACTGATAGGTTACCTGATGTGGTGTTTTGGCTTCTCCTGTGTCAAAGTCAATCGTATTAACTATAACATCTGTGTTCTCTGTTGCTGTGTATGTCCATGTAATAATCATGATATTGACACATTTGTAGTTCCGGAAGTGGCCATGGTTAGTGAGGCCCAATTGATACTCACACCCGATGATCCATACCCACTTGGAGGGGTCAGATCGGTACTCGCGGTACCTATAGTACCACTATAACTTTGAGCACCACTGAGAGTGAGAGTTCTGTTTTTTAGATTACTTGTCGTGCTCCCAGTTGCTGTACATGGAGACTGTAGAGAAGAGCAAGTCGAAATAAGACCACCTATACCGCCACACTGGAAGATGCTAACTTTTATTCCTGCTCCAGTGGTAAAAGCAACTCCTAGATCAGCGCCATACAACCCAGCGTTCCACCCCTGTGCTGTAATTTTGCCACCAGTGGTACCATTAGTAAAGGTACCAGTAGTGCCACTAAAACCATCACTTCCATGAAAATTAGAAGCGGATATTGTCCCCGACGTGGGGATACTGTTGTTAATCCCACTTGTTGGTACATAAGTTGAGTTCCTATAATATTCGTCAATGCCAACAGGATTAGATCCACCGAAGGAATTTTGTATATCATTCCAAGAAATTGCTCCGCTTGTGGGTAATCTAGACATGTTATACTAAACCAGCGTGTTTGAAATAAATTATTCCCTTTTTGTAATCAAAGTGATGTGGATTACCGGCCAGTTCTATAGGTGACATACGATCCATTCTTGCCCAATTAGTGTGACCATATCTTTTTTTACAAATTTTATCTATTTGTGAAGAAGTTAATACTTCTTCTGGTTTAGTTGATGTCATATCAACTTCTGTGTATGGAGCTCCAGTATCTTCTGGGATCCATTCTATCTCAAATTCTTCTGTCATTCCTTCATATCGTATGGATCAGTTGATAGCATACGCTGTTTTTTGTCTATATCTTTACCAAGAATAATATCTTCCATATTCTTGTATAAATAGTTAGCCATTTGACCGATGATATTATCTTGAGACAAGGTATCGACTAAATCTTTTAAAGATTCACCGTGCTGTAAACACCTAGAGATTAGTTTTCCAGATGCTCGAAGCTCTCTATCTAAATACGAATCAGTTGGTTTGAGTTTCATCCAAAAAGCTAGAGGAACTAATCCGGTTTTGTCAGGTATATAATTTACAATACCAATCACCTTCCTACCATCAATTGGTAGCGCGAAAGTTGCACTCATCATCCTATTAGGAATCTCTGTTCTCACCTTAGTATTTTCCTTAATTAAAGTCATCCCTGTGTGCCTCTATGAACTGAAAGAGACCAATATTGGTCTCTTTTATGTGTTCTATCTCCACCCACATCGAATCGATTACAATATATATATTATAGATCGTAACAATATTTGCAATCATTAATGCTGCTGTGCAGATTAAAACTGTCCATACAATTACGCCACTAGCATATGCTCCGAGCGTTACTTTGAAGTCGTTCATGTGCTACCTCCGATCTTAAATCTGTTAAAGCATCTAAGTGTTTTTGCCATATAGGCTTAGCACTTTCTGGAGCTGTTGCTACCATTCGACGCAGTGCCTCTATTCTATTTAAAAACAGTAAATAATCACTCATAAATTTATATACCATCCTTTAGGAATGTAAAATCTCTCCAACCACTGGCTGGAATAATTTGTAGTGCATCACTGAGCTTCCAGTGTTTGTGGGTTTTATACCCTTCCGGGTGATGATCCCAAATACACCATATTAAAACAAGTCTTTTCATAGGAAACCCTTCTAGCTTCGGTTTAAAATCTGTTACTCTGTGATAAAGGTTAGCCGGAAACTTAACCGCCAGATTTTGAAAAGGCTTGATTGTCGTGATACTGGCCCCCAATGGTGGTTCGTGCTTATTGTCTAATATATACTTACCCTCCCAAGGATGAGATGTGCATATTTGTAACTCACCACCAATTATGTTTTGTATCATAAGATAAAGTAAGTGTGTGGTTCGTCCTACACGACTAGAGGTAGGATCTTCAGCATTATAATCTAATCGATCTTTTATATCTGCCATGTCCCGACCTCGTTTAAATTTAGATTTAAAAACAACTTCATCCCCATCTACATGCCACGGACTTGGGTCATTCCAACGAAACCAATACTCTATGTGTTCTTTACCCGGAGTGATTGCACGCAGTATTTTTTCAATATGGTTTTCAGCTGGTTCATCTTTTGGCAAAAAACTATATAGAGGAAATCTTTGATATACAACTGATGGGTCATCAGTTATATACTCACACAAAAACTCAAAATCTTTACTATCTAGTGCGTCTGGTTTATATTGGATCATATACATTCTCCTGATTTTTTACCCCGTGCTTCAATGCCGCCTTCTACGTTTTCACGGCATTGATACGCTGGAAGTGTTACCCAACCTTGAGAACTACACTGTGAACAGTTATGTTCTACTAGATCTGGAGTACTTACAACCTTAATAAAGCCATTCCCATTACAACGTGGGCAAATAGCTTTAACGTCGTGCTCGCCCGTTAGATCTACCATGTTTTTTCCTCATTTCTTTTTCTAGTAAAAACTCTATCACTTTTTGTACACTTACTGGTACTTCGAAACGATTATGAGCTAAATCTACTAGTTTCATATGTGTACCGGTTGATACACTTACTGATTTAAATCGACTTATGTCTGGCATTTTTTCCTCCTTTATTATCATATTCTATGGGACTATATAGAGCAATTATTGTATTTGACAAGAGTTTATTTTAATTTATTATACAAAAATCTTCTCACCTTCATGTGTCGGCGGCTTTTTTATTAGTTGCCGGCATTTTTTGTGGCTTTTTGGTCACATATATATAATTTTTACGTTCAAATTTTTTGCTGACTTATTTTTGACACGATTTATCAGGGTGCCATCTTTTCTATAGCTTTTTGACTTGACATCATATAAATCCACGGTCCCCGTTTCAGTGTTCACGATAATGAGATCCGCTGGGCCACGATTACCAAAATCATAATAGATATGGGTATGTGGTTTATCCAGAAATTTCATAATCGCTTTTAATTCATTACGAATACCAATTTGTGGCTTATGTTTATGATTAGTTTCTCGGCGTTTTAACAACATAACTCTCCTCTAAATAATTAAATGTAACTTTACCGTTGATATGTTGAGTGTGTCTCACTTTACACGACATACATTGATAAATTCTTTTTTCATCTTTCGTTATTAATCTTACAAACGGAACATACATGTGGCATCCTTCGCATACCCCAAGTGTAATTTCTACTGGATCTTTTTCAGTGTATACCACCCCAATTATCTCCTGATTCGTAATCTACTTTATTTGGCACCTGTAACTCAATCGCTTCTTCCATAATTCTAATAATTTTTTCTGCATCCGGTAAGCTTGGAACTGAGATATCAAGTTCATCATGTATTTGTATATGGGGAATCACCCCCTCCCTATACAAGGCCAACATGGATTGTTTTGTCATGTCCGCAGCTGATCCCTGGATCAACTTGTTCAAAGCTTTGTATGTGAACGCGCGTTTAATCCCCGGTCCGTGCTCCCTTAGAGCATCAGCGTGGGGTAGTGGTTTCTTTATTCCAAAACCATGGGGCTCCCACAAATCAAAATGACACAGTCTGCCACCTATCGTTCTAATTTTTCCACTATCATCGGCGCGTCTGCTCACGGCTTCTGATAACATCTTAACGAACGGTGCTTTCATGTGATAATTTTTTAAAAGTTTTTCTGCTGAGTCTTTAAGTAATCCTAGCTCAGCCATGAGTTTATTTTTACCCATGCCATACATAATTCCTAAGTTAATAGTTTTTGCTTGTTTCCTATCAATGCCGGCCATGTCTGCAATCATTTCATGAAAGTCTGCGCTGTCATCTTTATAAGCATCAACGATTGTGTCTGTTCCTTCTAGTCTCATCAGCGATGCGAAGTGTACTAAGATTCTTGGTTCCTGTTGGTTGTAATCGAAGCAGCCCCACGTGCATCCTTCTTCTGGTATAAATATAGATCTAATCAGCGGTCCGAGCTCCTTGTGCCGTGCAGGGATTTGTTGCAGGTTAGGGTTAGAATAACTGAATCTACCAGTGACTGTGCCACCTTGGTCAGATCTAATCTGATTTATATCAGCATGGATCCTGCCTTTGTATTCGTGCTTTAAGATTGTATCAATAAAGGTTGTGTTAGCTTTATTAACTTCTCGTGCGCTATTGATTAACTTTGGAAGCTCGGCTGGATGAGTAGCTAAGAAATTTTTAGTAAATGATGGTGCTCCTTTTTCAGTTCTATCATAAGGAAGTTTTAAATGGTCGAACGCTTTAGCAATAGATGCTGCGGCCCATATTTCTAGATCAAAACCAACTAATTTATTAATATCTTGATGTAATTTTTTCTCAGTTTTTTCTAAGTTATCTTTAATAGAGTGAGCTACATCTAGATCAACACGCACACCTTTAAATTTCATGTCGACTAGACACGGGAATAGATTAGTTTCTAAATTAAATACATCCCACAAATCTTGTTTAGCTATTTCATGTTGCATGGCGCCCCATAACTTTAAAGTTATCTCTGCATCTTTTTCCGCATACTCACCGACGAATGGTGCGGGTAATCTCCACATCTCAGCTTTAGGATCAACACCCCAATCTTTCGCGGCTTCTCTTAACAGATTTTCATGCTTACCTGTGCCTACATAATCTTTTGCAACTGCATCAAGAGTATATCTAAATCTATTCTCATTAACTAATGATGCTGCAATCATAGTATCAATGATGCCACCGTTAATATAAAAGCCCATAGATCTAATCCAGGACACATCATACATAGCGTTGTGAAATATTTTGGTAGCTGTTGTGTTTAAAACTTCTTCAAACCAATCTAATACTAATGCGCGGTCCATGTTCCCACCGCCTTCATGATTGATTGGGAAGTACCCGGACCATCCCTCTACTGCTACTGCAATACCGACTACTTCACCATCTCTTCTGACCGAACCCGATCCCATCTTTATTAAGTTAGGGTCGCGTGTCTCTAAATCTATTGCTATTTCTTTGTGCTGACTTAAGTCAGGTAAAGTAACTGGTGGAACCCATTCGGTTTCCGGCGTGAACATTGGTGCTTGTAGTGGTCTCATTTATATTGCTCCTTTAGTTTATTTAAAAACCAAATAGCTTTATCTAAATCTTCAATGGGTTTTTTCTTATGTTCATGGCGCCAAATATATTTCAACGCTGATCCCTGCAAGTAGTATCGAAAGCCATAGCCTTGGCATGATGCAATTGCATCAATACATTGAACACCACCTTTATTATAGTGTGCGGGGAAATTTACTGGGTCATGTTTTTTCATAATACATAAGCCCTATCGTAGTTTTTTGGTTCTAAAATATGTAATGATTTTTTTGCTCGTGTTACAGCAACATAAAAAAGTCTGTGTAATTCGTCTGGATTAATATCGTTGTTGTCCAAAGCAGACTTAGTAATATCAGGAAGTAATAAGACATTATCAGCTTCCCCTCCTTTCGCCCCGTGTATTGTTGATAAAGTTATTCTTGGTGTTTGTGTAATTTTTTCATTATTGGCTAGCATATTTCTAATATAATTTTCTGTATCAGAATCTAGTCCTGAGAATGCTTTGTACCAAACATCTTGTGTTTGTAATCCATGCTCCGCGACGCATTCTTCAATATGATATCCTTCCTTTTCATCATTCATTGTCTTACCTGTTTTATACCCTTTAGTTACATTGTCGCCAAGATAAGAATAAATATTTTTTATTGAATGGGTATTCAATATATGTTTAGATGTTCTCCACTTTTCCCAGGCCTGAATTGCTAAAAGTAGATCTAACCTAATAGAATTCTTGTGCTTATGTGAATAGTACCATCCTTGTAACTCACATAGATCTTTTATATCATCTAAAAAATGGTTGGCTGATGATAATACTAACCATTCACCACGCGACATGTCTACTTGAGTAACATCAGTATATCTAGTTAGGTCTCCCAACTCTTGTCTTGGTAAATAATCTTTATCGTATCTATTAGTTACCCGTTTAATAATTTGTTGAGATAATTCATGGATAGGTCCACCAGGAATCCTGTAAGATTGTTTTAATGTATCAATGTGATCTACTTCCTCTTTAAGCGCGATGAAAGAATCAACATCAGCACCAGCCCACCTAAATATAGCCTGATCATCGTCTCCTGCAATATATGTTTTATTTGCTTTCTTCCAAATGGTTTTAACCATCCTCCATTGAAGTGGTGAGAGGTCTTGTGCTTCATCAATAAATAATACGTCGAAAGATGGTGATACATCTTGTTCAATAAATTTTTCCAACATGTCATCATAATCTACTAGCCCCTTTTCTTTTTTATACTTCCTAAGTTCTTGATCTAAAAGGTATAATATATCTCGTTCAATGTCTAGAACATGCTCATTTTTGTCGTACTCATCTAACACATCAACCTCTTTAACTCTAGCTTTATTAATTAATTGTAAGTATTCATTATCAGAATAAAAAACACCATCGTCTTCTTTGTACCATGCAGTTTTTATAGGTATTCCACATTTAATACCAAAGTCTTTGTAGTCTCTTGACTTCATCATTCGTTCTTTCTTTATACCCAGTGTTCTAAAAGCTAATGAGTGTAAAGTTCTAAAATATGGTATGTCCTTTTTATCTATTTTAAATTTTTCTTCAGCTCTAGATTCTGCTTCGTATGCAGCTTTTTTTGTGAAAGAAAAATAACCTATCTTTTTAATACTGGTGCCTGCACGTAAAAAATCTTCTACTAAATTTAGTAGGGTTGTAGTTTTTCCTGTGCCTGGTGGTCCGAGTATAATGGTTTTCATCTATGCCGATTCTCTATTGTATCTCTACGATTTTGAGCGGGGGACCCCCACTTTATGCTTGGTACATCATACCTTAACCGGTAATCTTTTGTTGTCTCGTCACGATGACACACAAAAGTTTGAGTAGGAAATTCTTGTTCAATAAATGCTGTTGCAACAAGAACATGACAAGCTATTAAAACTGTAAACTCTTCGGGCTTTCCCCGTACACCCCTTAGATTCCAACGTGGATATTTAATTGGTGTAGTTAAAGTAGGAAATATAAGACCGCCGTTTGGTTTATTGATAGTTGTTGCATTTAAAACATAAGGAAAAATACGACCCGCCTCTGGAAGAAACGGATTAATACCTCCTGTTTTGTATATAAAATATTTATCTTTAGGAAAGTCTTCAAATCTCCAAGTTTTTCTAACCATAAAATTATTCCTATTTATATTTAACTCTTTCAAGGTAGAAATATCAACCCTATCTATATCTCTTATCTTTATTTCTTCTGGCCAAAGATCCATCTGCATTAAAATGGTGTCTCCTCATATTTAACTTCACTAATAGTTGGTTCAGTTTTTTTCATAGCTTTTATTTTTATTAAATGTGGGTTTTGATCTTTAACCTTTAGTCGTGTTTCTTTTTCAAATAAATCTAAACCTTTAAGTAAATTCCCAGTCTTGGTTCTGTCTAATTCCCAGTTATTTCTTTTACAAAAAGAATAGAAGTCATCCATTCTAAAATAAGTATGACCATCATCAGTCCATGCCATCTTACTTAAAATATCATCTCTAGTTCGTGCTTGGTGTCTGTTAACTGTAAACTGCTCTAACAAATGAACTAATACTTCTTTAGGATCTAAAGATTTTAATGGTTCAATCTCCTGTACTCCAGCCATTAACGGTTTAAGATATATCTCTCTCCAGTCTGGGCCCTTAGGTATTGTACCAATCACCACTCCTGCTTTATCCATAACCTCGATTGCAAATAGATTTGCGTTATGTAGTTGCTCCTTAGTTAATTCTACTCTCTTACCATCTACATCTAAAAAATATTGTGATGGAATAGAACAGATTTTCGATAACGTTCCTAGTTCTGGCATCTGTTCTTCTTCATAACCCACACCAAATTTTTTAGTACGACATTTTGCTGCGTTGCATACATCACAGATAGGTTGGTCTTTACATTTGTACTTGTAGTCTTTTCTACTCATAGATTTAATAACTGTCTGCACTTCTTGGTAAGATAAAGGTGGTGTCATATATTTTTGATTGTAGTCACCGACCTTGTGTTCCCAATCGTCATAAGCTTTCTTACAAAATATAGCTATATTAACTAATGCATTATTTCTTGAGCCTTCACCAAAACCCTCAATAGCTAATCTATTTAAACAAGGAGGACCATTTTTAAAGGCTTCTTCTTCCACTACTTTTTTTATTTCTATTTGTTCTATTTGTTCTTTTGTTTGTACCCATTCATCATATATAGAATAGAATGATTCTAAACTAGCGGCTTCACCACCCGCTGAAAATGTATATCTTAATCCTCTGATCCCTCCATGATACGGAAGATTTAAAAAGTTACCTGTATCTCCTTTCTCTACATGTATTACAGTTTGTTTTGGAAAGATCTCACTGCCTGCATAACCCAAAGCTTCTGCCATTGATTTAAGTTTAGACTGCATTAATGATGCAGGAATAAATTCTTTTGCGAATAAAAATAAATGTGCGCCACCAGATTTTGATCTAAATGTTACTAAAGGAAAATCCATTCCTTTTATAATTCTCATTATTTTTTGATGGTCAAAATCATATTCATCAACATCTATACAACCCCATCTGCATTCATTTTTCTCATTAATAGGGATAATACCAAGAGCGGGATCTTTACCCTCTAGGTGTTCTTGCCATAGTTTATCTGTGATTGGTTTTCTTTTGACTAGAGCTTTAGCGACTGCTTTACCTTTATCGGTGGTCTCACCAGTCCGTTTCATTATGCCATAAGCACTATTATTTCCTTCAAAGATTTCCTTAAACTTCATTTTTTCTTCCTCGGTCTTCCAATCGCTTTTCCATGGTTTGGTCTAAATGTTGGCTTGCATAATTCATTACAATATTGTTTTGTTGTTTGCCATTTTGATATAGAAAACTCACTTCCACATTTTATACATATTTTAATCATTATATTTATCCTGTCCTTCTAACCATTGTATTATGTCGTCTTCTTTAAAATATTTAACTAATCCTATCTTAATATATGGGACATTAAATGTGCCGTTGCGAATTTTACGATTAAGTGTTCCTTGTTCAAATCCACGGGGGATTCCTATGTCCCTCATAAATTTTTGCACCTGACTTATTGATACTCTTTGCATTTCTTTCTCCTATTTAATATAATGAAGAGCCTCGGACACGGGGGAGTTAATCCGAGGCTCTTCTCATGTTTAAAACGGTACTTCTTCTTTAGAATTAGTACTATCCTTTCCATGCTTCGCTTCCACTGTGCCCGTAGTTACACTAGAAGCAAACTGTTTTGCAGTCTCATACATATTTTTGTCTTGTACAGGACCAACTAAACTTACGTTCCAACCAAACCACGTACCTTTATCATTTGATTGTTGGACTGTAGTTAAGTTGTACATATGACTGTATGAAGCCGGTGTGAACAGACCATCTTTGCCTTGCATTTTGATAGTGTTCATCATCGTATTCCATGTGCGGCTCACCTTCAATTGTGTCGACTTCATGGAAATCAAGGCTCCTTGACCATCCATTAAAAGCACAAAATAAGACGCAGTGTTTTCTAGATAGTTACCATTAGGTAATCTATCTTTCCAGTCAGATCCTCTAGTAGCTTCTTTAATGATGCCACTACTAACTGGATGGATAGCAACAGGAGCACTTGTGCCCTCGCCTCTATCACTCCACTCAACATACTCACGTTTATAACCGCAAGGAATTACTCTTACACCTTGCTCACCATTAAATAGTTGCTTAGTCACGGTATTAAAAATCATACCAGGCTTAGCGCCTTCATTACCGTCCTTCGGTCCTATATACTTGGCGTCCCTTTCATTAACTTCCGGGGATAACTGTCCTAGTACACGTAGGAAAGGCATAGCAAAATCTTCACTACCCATTCCCTGCATACCACCAGCTTTGTCTTGTTCAAACATACTCGCTAGAGCTACATCTGAATTAGCTTTTTTCGTTACTTGATTCATGGTTCTTTTCTCCTTATTCATGATTCGTTATTTCCGGCTTATTTTAGTTTGATCCTTTATAAATAAATGAAAAGAATCCGAGGGCATATCGAGGCCGGCCTCGATACGCTCTCTAAAGAGTGCCTTTAAAGTCATCGGCTCAACTTTTGATTTTTGTTGAGGCTCAAACCCCTTTTGCACTGCAAGGTTAAGCAATTGCTCCGCCTTGTTATCTTCGCCTTTACCGAACGTAACGAAGACTTCATTTTTAATGATGTCTCCTAGTCCGTTATCTCGAAGCCATTTATAAGCTGACTCTAGGTTATCTTTTTTAACCGTACAGCTGTATGTCTTTTTTACGGACACACCGCTGCCGTCAGCTAATTTCAGAGAAGATAATCCCTGCTCCGCGAGCATATTGGGTATGATCTCTGATGCAATCTTATCGGCTTTTTCTTTTTGTTTCTTTAGCTCCTCTTCTTTAGAGATTATGTCATCTTCTAAAGCTTGGAGTTCTAAACAGTAGCTCGATAGTTGCTGAATATCTGTTTTCTGTATTACTTCTTGTTGATCTCTTTCAAAATCATCTAGTGTTAGTGTCGCCATTTTTTTTCTCTCTTTCTTTTTTTAAATTGTCTGTATATGTACCACAATCAATGCTTTTTTCATCAATCATAAAAGCTTGCTTGCGACCTTCTTCGTCATATTTAATAGTCACATCAAAACCAGGATGATCAACAAGGTCTTTAAAAATCTTTTCATCTTGTTCTCGACGGTCTATTCTTTCTTTATTAGTTCTTACTGGTAAACCCTTCCAATCGTTTATTTCTGGTGGATCTGTTTTTTCGAGCGCTTTTACTAATTCAGCGTCATCTTTCCATGGTCCACAACCAGTATCCAGTTTTACATATTGAGCTTTAGCCCCCATACCTGTCACTGAAATGCCATTATTGTGAGCATTAAAATATTGTTCACAACTAATTAAAAATCTAGCACCTTCATCTAGCGGTGAAGTATACCTTGCATTAGTGGAACTTTCTAATCTTAAAATGTGTGAAACAATTAATAGTTCTGCAATTTGAAGATCACTTGGTTCACCCATATCCCAATGACTAGGAACTCCTGGCCATATTTGTACAGATTCTTTAAATATTAATTTCTTTATTTTTTTATCTCCTAATATTCTTGTGTTGTTCATTATTTTATTTCTCCTTTGTTATATAAATCAAATGTAAGAGGATAGTATCTTCTTTCCTGCCTGTCCCATTTCAGTAAATTAAAATTACCATTTGTAATATCACTTACAATAGCGGTAGATAATCCTATGATAGCAGGATCACCTGTACATAAAATATAATCATTTGGTTTGAAATCTCTTAAGTTCTTCCTCATCTTATGTATAAAGGGTGCAGGACTAAACATCATTTGTGATAGTTCTGGTAAACAAATAACTAGGTATCCATAATCAGATGCCGATAAAATATTTATATTTTGTGGTGGATGTTGCAAAACATAAACGAAATTTTCATTAGGACTTTCCTTAATAAAGTCTAGGAATTCTGCTAATTGTTTAGGTTTATATAATTCAAATAATTTATTTCTCATAATTAACTTTCTTGTATTGACTTCTTATATATGAATTGTTATATAAATGTCAACATAAGAAAGTAAAATAAATTATGATAAAAGATTATAGGTTTAAGACTAAACCCTATGACCATCAGATTAAAGCCTTAGAGAAGTCTTGGGCCTCAGAAACCTTTGGTTTATTTATGGAAATGGGTACAGGAAAATCCAAGGTCCTCGTTGATAATATGGCTATGCTGTATGACAGAGGCGCGATCCGCGGTGCACTAATCGTTGCCCCTAAGGGTGTGTATAAAAACTGGGATGAGATAGAGTTCCCCACACATATGCCTGAACATGTTGATTACACTAAGGTTTTGTGGGAAGCAAATTTGACAAAGAAAAAACAGTTAGAACTTGATACTTTATTTGATGATAAAGGTAATCTTAAGATATTGATAATGAATGTAGAAGCATTTTCTACAACAAAAGGACTGGACTTTGCGCACAGTTTCCTTAACATCTTCCTTGGAAAAGCTTTAATAGGAATCGATGAGTCTACGACGATCAAGAATCCGACAGCAAAACGCACAAAAAACATTTTAAAAATAGGAAATCTTGCCAAGTATCGTAGAATATTAACCGGCTCTCCCGTTACTAAATCTCCACTAGATTTATATAGTC